GATTTATCAGGGAGCAACCTATACATTATTTGTGTAGGGGAAACTCACGGAGGTATTATGTATATACCGACACCCATATTCCAGAAATGCGGACTCACCTTTCCAGAAATTGGACGAATACGCGTATTGCTGAACAGATGGCAGAAATGCTGTGGTTCAGAATGGGTAGTAGAAAGACTTAAGATGTATAAGATGTGGTACTTGAACAAAATAGGCGGAAACGTTTATGATGTTCCATGGTATAAAATCAGGGATGGTCAAGTTATTGGACCTCTTAAACCATTGTTTCGGTGTAAGAACCATAAGTTAGTCGTCTCTGCTTTAGTTACTATGTACACGTCTTTTAAGCTTAAGAAGGTCAGTAAGAAACAGGCAAGGAAGTTTTTCTCGTCTGTTACCCGTATTCCGGGTCCTTCTCCTTTCATACCCTTTCTCAATGAGGCTCATGACGAATTCCTTAACAGGAAGACCACTGAGTTCAAAAGGTACACATATACCTCCTACCCTTTTTCTGGGGAGAAGAGTGTGTGTGGACATCATGGGAAGAGTATTAAAAATTCCCCTGATGCTCTCATTGATGATTTCACCTGTTCGGGCGTATGGGACTATCTTGATGATGATGAAAGTCAAGGTGTTATTTCTGAAACCTTGGATAAGCTTTACCCCGTCCTTTTTCATGAATCTATTGAAAAATGGACTGATGATTATGTGGGTAAAATATCTGTCATCCAAGAGCGTGGGTGTAAGGCACGCTTTATTGCCGTGCCAAAACTAGTGCATCAAGTTTCCTTGATGTCACTTGGGAAATACCTTTTTTCCTGCCTGCGTGACTGTCCTTGGGACTGCACTTTTGATCAAACTAAGGGAGTGAAATGGGCTCATGCCCATTTAGACTCTAAAAGGAAGATCTGGAGTGTAGACATAAGCGATGCTACAAATAACACACCGTTACGCCAGATAGTGCGCATACTCAAGCGTGATGGAGATATACCAACTGGTGATATTGAGTATTTTGACAAGGTTTCAAAGGGTAAGTATTTCTTACCTGAGAATTTGAGAAGGTTATACACCCAAGAACCATCTAAGAACTTGGAATCTAATCCTGGGCGTAACGTCCCAAGGTATGAAAACCTCGAAGACGATGGTGTAGGGAATGACCAATTTCTCAAAAAGGATGATCTACCTTGCTTCATCCAGTGGACTCAGGGTCAACCGTTGGGAACATATCCTTCGTTCCCAGCCTTTGCACTCTGGCATGGTCTTATCTTGAGAAGCATCGAACTGCGGTATAATGTTTCTGATACCTTCCGTGTCCTTGGAGATGATGTTATTATATCTTCAGGACTGGTATATTTTTCGTACCGCAGACTTATGGAAAAGTTGGAGGTTCCTATCTCTGAGGGTAAATCTCTCATAGGTATAGGTGTTGGGGAGTTTGGTGGTTATGTTATAACCAAATCCGATCGCCCTTTTAAACCTTCAAAATATACTTTTCCCACCCATAATAATGTCTTGTATCGAGTTTATGAAGGGTTGGAAGGTATTAGCGATATTAAGAGTCCTTTGGACCTTATCGCGTATTCCCTTCTTAGTCCTCTATCTGAAAATTCAGAAGGGGTCCCTTTAAAACTCAGAGCAGCTTTCAATCTCATACTCCATAATTCTCTCGAAGATAGCATCATACTCAGAAATAAAATTTCTGACCCGGTTTATAACCGGATTTGTATGTATTACTTTGGTCTTGATGCTGACCAAAAGATTTATAATCGAGACGAGTTTGAGATACCCTTTACTCCAATCTACTCCCTTTTCAGGGATGGTATAGGATTGGACGATCAGTCTCTGCCCGCCAGGGCTTTGACTATTTTTGATATAGCTAAGGCTTGTGGTATCTATGAATTTAGAATTCTGAAAGGCTTCTATTCAAAGCACATTCAGTATCCTCCAAAGGACTGGATTGCCCTATGTTACGATATTAAGGACAATAAGTTCTCAAAGGAACCATGCCATCAGCTGTACAAAATCTTACTTTCTAGAGCAGTCCGGAATCAAATCCAAAACTTCTCTAAGAGTAAGGAAACAATTAAAGGTGAAATGCTAGATATTATGCTCCAAATTCTGGAACAAGATTAGTCCGCATT